GGGAGATACCGCGCGTTCTAGCCGGTTATGAAGACTTACCGCGCGCCGATCAATTTCGCCTATTCGCACGCCTTAAGGCAATGGTCCGCGAACGGTGGCGCGCCATGTGGGACCCGATAACCGGCCAGCTTGGCGACGTGGCGGTCCAAGAACTCGAATACATGGTCGACCTCTACGACGACGTGATCAGCGGCGTGCGTAATCCGGGCGGGCGGGTGGTAGTGCCCGAAATGGTTTTAGGACACGCAAATTTGATCCGCGCCGGGAGGTGGGACGAGTTTATAAACGGCAACGCCGACGAAACGGCGCAACGCATAGACGGCACAATAAAACGCATGTGGCGAGACGGTGGTACCCTTAACGATATTCTTTACCAGTTGCGGGGCAAGTATAACCGCCGCACGCAATCATACGAGGGGGGCGTCATTGAGGGCCAAGTCAAAAAGGCGACGACACTCGCCCGGACCGGCGTCTCGCATTACACCGCCGCCGCCCGGGACAAGTTCGCCAACGCTAACCGCGAATTTATCAGCGATCGTATTTTCTTCGCGACCCTAGACGGCCGCACGTCCGACATTTGTCTAGGAAATCACTTGAAGCGCTACCCGATAACGAGTGACGAATACCCGCGCTTACCGTTGCATTACAACGAGCGATCGGTTTACATTTTCGCCGGTAAAGGGTTCGACCCGCTCGACGGTGATCGCCCGTCTAAAGGTGCCAACGGGGCGGAAGAAATCAGCGCTAAGACCACGGCGGCGGCGTGGCTTAAGCGACAGCCCCGCGAATGGGTCGAGGATCAGCTAGGCAAAATCCGCGCCGCGTTATTTCTCGACGGTGGACTACCGCTAGACAAATTTTTAGACGCGGCAAACGTACCGCTAACACTTGAACAACTCGCGCAAACGATACCCGGCCAGCGGGCGTTCCGCCGGGCAAACTTAGGACTGTAAACAATGGCAAATGATAAAGGTATTTCGAAGCCGTGCGAGGCGTACAACCACGCCGCCCCGCTCGTTAAACAAGTACGCGACGCGCTAAACGGCGAAGTTGTGATACGCGATCCGGCGAACATCGACACGCACCTGCCCGACCCGTTCCCGCACTTGAACGAAGACGACGACAAGCCGGCGCGCTTAAGACGTTACCGGGCTAACGCTGAATTTGACGAGGTGGTCGGCAATACCGGCGAGAGCCTTATCGGTGCCATGTTCCGAAAGCGTCTAACGTTTGAAGACATACCGGCCGGGCTGGAATACCTCGTAGAAGACGCGGACGGCGACGGGGCCGGGCTAGAAGAAACGGCGAAAAGTATCGCACTCGAACAATTCGGGTTTAACTACGTCGCCGGGCTGGCTGAGTTTTCGGATCTCGCCTCTATGGACCTAGACGCCAAAACGCTAACGAGAAGCCGGGCACGCGAAGCCGGGTTGCGAGCGTTTATTAAAATCTACCCGCGCGAAGCCGTGATCGATTGGAATTTTAGACGCGTCAACAAGACTCGACAGCTAGATTTTATCGTGCTGAAAGAGCAAGACGAGACGCGCGACGAGTCGAACCGCTTCACCGCCACCAAGCGCGACAGCTATCTGGTTTTATACCTAGACGGCGATGGGTGGTATACGCAGATCCGCTTCACGGTCGACGCGAAAACGGGCGGAACTTGGTCGGAGCCGTATCAGCCTCAAATGCGCGGCGCGCGAATGCCTTACATACCGTTAGAATTTGCCGTCGCCTCACCGTCGCTTCGCGAAGACTTACCGCAAAAACTCGGCTACCTGTCCGGGATCGCGTCTAAAGTCCTAGCACGTTTTAGAGCGTCAGGCGATTACAAAGAATGCTTGTGGCTTAACGGCGCACCTATGACAAGTTCGAGCGGGTGGGACACGCACGCCCATGAAGAATATCAGAAAATGACCGGCTTGAAACACGTACCCACCGGGCCGGGCGCTCACTTCATGCGACCCGCCGGTGTTGACTACGAGATCCACGCGTGGAACGCCGGCCAGTCGGCTTATGCGGATTACTTAAGCCGCAACGAACGCGAGATCCGCGCACTAGGCGGCGTGTTCGATACGACCGACGGCGACCCGGAGACAGCCAAGGCCGCCGCGATTAAGCACGCGGAAAAAACCGGCGTACTGGCCGCCGTAGCGGACGGCACCGAGAAAATGTTAAACAAGCTGATCATGTATTGCGGGTTGTTCCAAGGCATCGAGGCACCGGCCGACGTGGTGAAAGTACCGCGCGACTTCATCCAGTCGAAGATCACGCCGCAGGAACGAAACGCAATACTAAACGAGCGCGACGCGGGACTCTATGACGACGAAGAAGCGCTGAAACAGCTTAAGCAGGGCGGCGGCTTGGTCGGAGAGGTTGACGACATAAGAGAACGCATGAATAATAACCTAAACGGCGGCGCGTAGGTTACGCCCGCCACTCTAACCACTACGCGAGGTTCGCACAATGAAATTGAAATATCAGAGCAAGGACGAGATCCCGGCGGAACTAGTCGACTTTTACGTAGAATTCGACGAAGACGGTAAAACCATTTTTGTTCATAAAGAAATGGCCGACACGCTTCGCGAGTCGTACCGCACAAGGGGCGATCTGACTCAGGCGCAAACGAAACTCAGTGAACTGGGCGACACGGTGAAAGGGCTTAAACAGTCACTTGAAGACCGCGAGCGCGACGACAAAAAGGATCAAGGCAAGTATAAAGAGATCGCCGAGGATTGGGAGAAGCGTTACAACGCCGACACCGAAAGCCTAAAAGCTGAAATCGGCGAACTGAAAAACGCGAGCCGCCAGAGCGTAAAAAAAGCCGCTATTGCTAGAATGGCAGCACACGGCACGGAAGAAACGCGATCAGTTCTTGCGCGCGTGGTAGGGCTTGATCTAGACTTTAACGAAGACGGCGAGTTAATCGTACTCGAAGACGGCAAGGCCACCAGCCAGAGCCTAGACGATTACGAGAAAAACCTCGCCGAGCGTTACCCGTCATTAGTTGCGGAGGTTCCGAGCAATGGCGGCGGCGCAAAAGGCGCGAAAGGCGGGTCGCCGGGATCGCAAAAGTGGGCGGATTATTCACCGTCTGAATTGTCGGAAATTCGCAGAACGAACCCGGCGCAATACGAAAAACTTAAAGAAACCCGCTGAATAGGAGCATTCAACAATGCCAGCAGTTAGACTCGAAGATATTATCGACGTTGTGGTCTTCCAAGACTTACCGAGCGTCGAAAGCACCAAACTAAACCGCTTTTTAGACGGCGGCGTCGTCGTTCAAAGCGAACTTTTAAACACGCTTGCAAACTCGCCGGGTAAAACGGCCGAGTTGCCATTCTGGAACGACCTTGACGGCGACGACGAGGTCAATTACTCGACCGACGACCCGGACCAACAAGGCCCGACTTCTAAAGTTACGCAGACAGAGCAAATGGCGCGAAAGGCGTTTGTTAACAAAGGTTGGAAAGCGACCGATCTCGCGGCCGAGTTGGTTATGGGCGAAAACGCCATGACGCACATTCGTAACCGCACGGATAAATATTTCCGCACTCAGTTCGAAAAGCGTGTGATCGCTTGTGCGCGCGGCGTATATGCCGACAACGTGGCGAACGATAGCGGCGACATGGTGATCAACATTGCGACCGAAGACGGCGACAACGCGACCGACGCGAACCGTTTCAGCCGTAAAGCGTTTGTGTCGGCGGCGTTTACCGCTGGCGACCACTTCGACAATTACAGCGCGGTCGGGATGCACTCCATGGCGTATCAACAAGCCGTAGATCAGGACGACGTCGAAGACGTGCGCGACGCGGACGGCCGTTTGTTGTTCCAAACATATATGGGCCGTCGCATTATCGTAGACGACTCGCTGCCGGTATTGCCGGGTTCAACGTCGGGCTTTAAATACATCACCGTTCTTTACGGTGACGGCGCGATCGGTTGGGGCGAGGGTTCGCCAGAAATGCCGGTGGAAGTTGATCGCGACTCAGGCGCGGGCAACGGCGGCGGTGTTGAAATATTATGGCGTCGCGCGACTTGGCTAGTGCATCCGTTCGGCTTCGACATTCTAGGCACGCCGGCGAACGGTATTTCGCACACGCTGGCCGAAATGGCGGACGCGGCAACGTGGGATCGTAAGATCGATCGTAAGCTTGTACCAATGGCGTTTTTGGTACACAACTAAGCACACGCGGCGGTCTTAACAGGCCGCCACGGTCTTAACACTTTTAAAAGGTGAACTAACATGGCAACAGCTAAGAAAGCCCCGGCAAAAGCCGAGGAAAAAGAAAAAGCGATCGACTACGGCCTAGAAGCCCGCAAAGCGGCAAAAGCCAAGATCGAACGCGAAGCCGCCGAAGCCGCCAAGGCTAACGGCGCGAAGTAAAAAACGCACTTCCACTAAGCCAAAAGGGCGGGCCGGTGCCCGCCTTTTTTATATTTAAGAGGCCGACAAAATGCCGCTAATAGTAGAAACGGGCCAAGGGCTAGAAAACGCCAACGGCTACGCAGACGTCGAAACGGTCCGCGATTATTGGGAAGACCGCGCCGAGGTTATAACCGCCGACGACATAGAACTAGAAGCGGCGATCGTTAT